GGATAAGTAGGCACCACATCGTCCATGGCATGATTCTTGCATCTTCTTTGTATGGTGGTAGATCTAGTCTTTGTCTTATCTCATCTTGGCTTAGATTTTGCAGGAGGGGCGAAGGAATGTATCTTTGTGTAGGGGATTGTTCACAATTACCGACATCTGGTAACACTTTGTCCTTGGGCTTGTCAAAGATCTGAGACCAATTCTCTTCATATTGTTCATAAGTGATGAGCCTTTGTCTCGGTTTACTGCCTTTTCCATTCATCTCTAATCTCCGCACAAATGCAGTTCAAAGTTTGCACTTTTGTAGTTATAAGCCTGACACCGAGCTTCAGATTTGAAGGGCTTGAACGCAATCCACTCCCCTGGCCTTAGCTCTGCCACATAATCAAACTCAACCTTAGGATTGTCAGTTTGACATTTGACCCGAATAGTGACCCGATTAGCGAGATCATGATTGCCATATTGCACTACAGCTACATCTTTTGTCATGACAAATGGTATACTACTTGCATAAGCATAGAATAATAGGGCACTACAGCTGCTCATCGTCCTGATCTTCCTCGTCTATGAGATCGATTTCAACAGGGGTTTTCGAGGTATTCCACTCTTTCTTGGTCCAGAGAATACGGGGGCCGTTCTTAGCGTCCTCTACCTCGTCCCAGAAAGGGTTTTGTTGGTGCAGAAAAACAGCCGTCTGTCTTCTCCAGCCTGCATGGGTTCGGTTTGATTTCAAGATACTCTCCTTTTCCTTCTAACTTAAATTTAACACAATAGGGCAAGCATTCGGAAGTCGTTCTCAGGGGTTTGATCCTGTCTACTAACCGATAAAAACAGTCTTGCTTACACCCTTCCAATACTTGGTTGACACGCCTGTTGTAGTCAGGTATGTACACCTGTAGCATATAAGCTACACTTAATGACAAATATATTGTCCATAATCCCATGATTACGTCAATAATATTATCCTTTATGAAGGACATTACTTCTCAGCAGTCGTGTACGTTTGGGTAGGCATGTTCTCTGGAATTTCGAGTACCGCCCCGCAAGACAGATCAACCGAGTTGATTTTGACAGGGATCTTGTGGGGATTTGTAAAGCCCGCCAAGTACTCAATCCTCTTCGGCAACTTTCGCTCAAAAGGTACAATTTTCATACACAGGGGGCTAAGTTTGCCGTTTTTCCTGATTCGGAATTTCTCACCAATTGCCAGTTCTGCAAAAAGCTTGGGTCTCATGATTCTCTCCAAAGTTGAGTTGATATTTAGAGAGTAGCACTGTGAGGAAGTTTGTCTATATGGGGAGGGAAATTATTTTGAGAAATTTAAATGCCTCATTCAGGCCCTTTAAATGCCTCTTACAGCTTGTTAGCGGCAATAAATGCCTCATATGAAGCCGGAAACGCCCCTTTTACAAGCTCTCGTATCTCTTTGGCATACTGCTGAATTTCCCATTGAGCATGGGGATCGTCCCGCAAAGACACAAAATGAAGCACACCTTGTAGGGAAGACGTCCACAACCATTCGGTGTAGGTAGTTTCAGGCAACACTCCGCGAGCTTGTTCCCTTGCCATTCCAGCGTCGATCAGCTTCTCATACGTCTCAAAACTGGTATTGCAAGCTTTCTTGTATTGTTTAAGAAGTACCTGCTGTTCCCAATCCGCCATGTCACTTTCGACTGACGCCTGCTTAGAGCTCTTGGCTTGTTGTCGGACTTCATGGGGTAGGTAGAATGTAGGACAAAAGGTCACATACCGTCCACTAACTTCATTCCAAGCCTCATCATGAAAACGTGATCCAATCAGGTGTTTGATCCACTGAGTCCGTACATAGAGCGGGGCTTTGATACGAAAGGACATACTGACATGCCGAAAAGGCGATGTGTGCTCATGTTTGGCTAAGTAGGTGAGGAGTTTTCTGTCTTTATTGGTGAATGTTTCATTGTACGCACTGAAGCTCACTCGAGCAGCGTTTGCCACATCAAGGTCAGTGCCCATTTTGTTGATAAGTTCGATATTACCGATATTGTCAAATAGCGGATTTGCCATACTGTCTCTCCTCAGTGGGTGTCCGGTTCTTTAATGCGAATAGCGTGGGTATTTCTTTTCTGTAAGGACGTCATGTCCCAATTCCAATCTAGCTGATATTTCGTCACCAATGAGAAAAAATCCTGCAAATCTTTTTCTGCAATGTGAAAGGTCATTCCGTCATTATTGAGCAACAGATCCGCCTCCTGTAAAAGAATTGTACTCTCCAGATCATCCAAAAAACACAGAATTCGTGGTTTAGTGGGTTTGGGTTTACGAATCATTTTCAGTGTGCCGGCCATATGTATGGTTTTCATTAGCTCTCTCCTGGGCTCTATGATACAGTGTAGTATAAAGGGTTGTCTCATGTTTTTAACAAAATTTAATGTCGCTGGACGTGTTTGGTCCTTATATCTCACTGATCAGCCTACTCACGAGGATGGGACTCTCTGCGAGGGACTGACCGACCCTGTCAAGTTTAGGGTAGAAGTCAAGGCAGGTCTATCTGAAAAGGAAAAATGGGAAGTTTTTCTTCATGAGTTGACCCACGCCGTTCTGTTCAGTTATTTCCACGATTTTGATAATGAGATACTTGAGGAGAGAATGTGTGATATGGTAGGTGTAGGATTTACATCAGCTTTACGAGAGCTGTTTCAAATCGTTCCTCTTGACCGAGCTTTCAGCAGTTCATCAATCTTCTCGAACATCTTTAATGAAAGAGAAGAAGATGCGTCTGTGGAATAAATTAAAATCGTTTTTTAAAGGGCCCGAGGAGTTGGTCTGTAGCTATTGTGAGAGGTCGGGAGTCAAATTGGCTACCCCAGCAGACTACGGTTTGTGGGCTCTGGTGCCTAAAGGTGATGAAGTTATCCGACTGACCTGTGAAGATTGTACGTTCTATGGACAGGTATACGCTATAACGATTGATGGTGCTGAACTGCCCTGTGCTGGATACGATCCGACTGCTGAGGTTCCGTTTCACACCGAAGAGTTTGAGCTGATTGTGTGTCTTGATCCGTTTGTCAGTCCTGAACAACCAAGCATTGTAAAACCAGAAACCGATGCCTGATAGTTATGCCAAGAAATTTGCGAATCTACCACGGGATGTGCAGCAAGACCTGTTGTCTCGATTAAGTCCACAAGCTTTAGCAGAGTTGTCAGTGTTCTGGCCGTTCCTCGCTCGAGAAAACCAACGGCTTCCTGAAGGTACAGATTGGAATCACTGGTTGATTTTGGCTGGACGTGGATTCGGCAAAACCCGTACTGGTGCTGAGACTTCTCTGCTGTGGGCCATGAACAACCCCGGTTGTCGCATTGCATATGTCGGTCCTACTGCAGCGGATGTCCGAGATACCATGATTACGGGTGATTCTGGTCTTCTCTTTTGTGCAGACAACGCTAAGATATCGGCAAAATACCAACCTTCTAACCGTATTGTGCGTTTCGAGAACGGTTCTTTGATTAAGACCTTTTCAGCCGAAGAACCTGAACGTCTGCGAGGACCCCAGCATCATTGTTTTATAGCAGGGACACTTATTGAGACTGACAGAGGGGAAAGACCTGTAGAGACACTTAACCAAGGAGATAAAGTTTGGACTCGACAAGGTCTACGACCAATAGCAAAAGTGCTGTCTCGCTCAACTGAACTTGCAAAACTTGAGTTATCCAACGGCACAACTCTTGTAGGTTCTTTGGATCACCCGTTCTATACCGGACGAGGTTGGGTACCATTGCAGTATCTACGGGACGATGATAATGTATATGTATGCTCAGATGGAGACAAAATAAGCAAGGGTACTTTGTTGCCTACTCACAACGCCGTAAGATATACCGGCATAGATGGGTATGGGAACAAGAATTTGGACCAATCCCTGATGGATACCATATCCACCACAAAAACCATCAAAAAGGAGACGATAGACTCGAAAATCTTGAAGCAATTTCCCCTTCAGAGCACCGAAAGCAGCATCGACATAAAAGATCAGCAACTTGTCAAGACTGTGGAAAGGACTTTTACTCTTTCGGAGAGGGTAGAGTGTCTAAATACTGTTCAAGCACCTGTAGAAGTCGAGTTGCAGAACGGAATCGGCCAAAACCCGAGAGAAAATGCAAGTGGTGTGGAAAAATATTCGCAAGCCGCTCTGGTACCTATTGCAGTCAGACATGTGTCAATTTTGGGGGTCGTTGGAAAAGTTTATAATTTGACTGTCCAGGAAATTCCGGAATACTTTGCTAACGGGGTTTTAGTCCATAATTGCTATTGGGTAGACGAGCTCTGTGCCATGCCCCGTGCCCAAGAGATGTGGGATATGTTGATGATGGGGTTCCGATTAGGGCAACACCCTCAAGGAGTCATTACAACCACCCCTAAGTCAACTGAATTGCTGCGGGAACTCATAAAAGACCCCTCAGTTGTTGTCACGCGCGGAAGTACTTATGAGAACAGTGATAACCTTGCACCGGCCTTCCGAGAAATGTTAAAAAAGAAGTATGAAGGTACGCGAATCGGACAACAGGAGCTGTATGCAGAAATTCTTGAGGACGCGAGTGGGGCGTTATGGAATCGAGAAATGCTCGCGAATTGTCGACAAGACAGTAGTCCCGATAGTATGTTTATTTGCATTGGGGTGGATCCTGCGGTGTCATCTACAGACAAAAGCGACCTCACAGGAATCATCGTGTGCGGGATGTCAGACCAAAAATTCTACGTGCTCGAAGACTTGTCCGGCAGATACAAACCCGCAGAGTGGTCGGCACTTCTAAAGGCCACCGTCGCCAAATACAAAGCAGACCTCATTGTTGCCGAAGTCAATCAGGGTGGCGATATGGTCAAAGAGCTCCTTGTACAAGAGTGGGGCACCGAAGACATTCCTTTTCAAGCGGTTCGGGCTTCCCAAGGCAAAAGAGCAAGGGCTGAACCCATATCAATGCTATATGAACAAAATAAAGTCTTTCATGTTGGGGATCTCGAGTTTCTAGAGATAGAACTGTGTACTTGGGATCCGTTAGAGTCAAATTTTTCCCCGGATAGACTGGATGCGCTGGTGTGGGCCTTGACAGAATTGCACAAAAGATGTAATCTGTACACTGACATTGTTATAAATCCACATACAGGTCGAAAGTCTAGTCCCTGGCAGAGGATCTAATGGTACGTAAGAAGAAAGTCGACCCCTTTGTAGAACTAGGCACCACTGGCTTGCGAGAGACGGGTGGTCGGGTACTTGATGAATTTTTAAGTAACCTCAAGGGACGTCGGGCTGCTCAAACCTATGAAGAAATGTCAAAGAACTCCTCAACTGTAGGGGCTCTTCTCTTTATCACCGAATCTTTGGCCCGTCAGTGTTCTTGGACGATTGAGCCTTCTGGTGACTCTCCTGAGCAGCAAGAGTGGGCAGAATTCGTGCGTAGCGCCCTCTTTGAAGACATGGAAATGACCTGGCCTGAGTTGTTGACCGAAATTCTGACAATGTTTGTCTTCGGCTGGTCATATCACGAAATCGTCTATAAGCAGCGTAAAGGCCTGAATTCAAAGGATAAGCGCTTTAAATCACGATTCAATGATGGCAAAATTGGTTGGCGTAAGATCGAAGGTCGTGCCCAGCAGTCCCTTGAGCGATGGGAAATCACTGACGACGGTACGATTCTGGGAATGTGGCAGAACGATTTCTATAACAAGAGCCTAAACAACTTCATTCCTGCCGAAAAGGCTCTGTTGTTCCGAACAAAGCGTATCCGAAATAATCCCGAAGGGGTAAGTATTCTCAGAACTGCCCTAACTGACTATTTTTACTTAAAACGCATCCAAGAGATCGAAGCTATTGGAATTGAACGGGAATTGGCTGGTTTGCCCCTTGCAACGATGCCAGTTGAGTATTTCAAAGCCGGTCCTGATACCGATCAGGCACGCGTGAAGAAACACATGGAAGACATGTTGGCGACCATTCGATCGGATGAGCGAGCCTATATTCTCTTCCCACCTGAGCAAGATCGAGAAGGAAAGCCGACTGGTTGGTCATTTAAATTGGTCAGTTCCGGTGGTTCACGAGCTGTTGATACGAACAACGCAAAGAATTACTACAAACAGGGCATCTTTCAGTCTGCTTTGGCACAATTTTTGCAGCTTGGAATGTCCGGTGGTGGTTCTCATGCCCAGGTTCGCGAGCACATCTCGACATTCGGCACTGCCTTGGGTGCTCAACTTGATGCCATTCAAGAAATATTCAATCGTCAAGCCATCCCACGTCTGATGGAACTCAATGGGGTTGATCAGGAAAACTGGCCCAAGCTTAAGCATGGTAAAGTCGAAGCTCCTTCAATGTCTGAGTTATCCTCGTATATCAGCAAGTTGGTATCAACAAATGTCATTATTCCTGACGAAAAACTTGAAGACCATATGCGTGACTTGGCTGATTTGCCAATGCGAGATCGAGAGACCACCAGAGAAACCGGCGAAATTGAAGCGTCCAACGGCTCCAGCCTTGAAGATCGGGAAGCTCAGCGAGTCGAAGAGTCAGTGGTGGATGAAGACCTAAACAGGGAAGATTCATGAGTTCAGTACATAGCCATCATTTGAGCCGAGACCTTCTACTCACTCACGAAGACGGTCAACATGTTCACGCTTTTCAGTTGCCTACGGGCGAAATCGTATATACATTATCAGATGGTGCTCATCGACATTCCTTGGATTCTTTTGATTCCGAGAGAACCTCTGCTGCTATTTCGACTCATCGTCATGCGGTTGTGCTTCCTGGGACGACGACTTTGACTGAGTGGGGTGGAGAACATGACCACTTGGCACTAATGCACGAAACTTCTGTAGACGGCGACCACCAACATATTCTGATTCTTGAGGACGGGACGGAGCTCGAATCATTGACTCGGCAAGAGCTGATGGCTTTGATGGATGCACCTCAGGACGAAGATAGTCAAGAAGAATTTCTTGAAGAGATCGCGGACACGTCTGATCTGATTGAGATGGCGGTTGCGAAAGCAGAAGGCGAAAAACGCATTGCTTATGGAGTGGTTCTGGACCCTTACGTGATTGATGCTCACGGCGATTTGATTCCTCCACATGAGGTCGAGAAAGCAGCCCATGAATATATGGAAAAGCGTCAAGTCGTTGGAATTCAACATAAAAATGTAGATCCCGAAGCAAAAGTACTGGAAAGTTTTCTGGTTCCGTATCCATCTCATCAAGACTATCAAAAGGCCATGACGGGTCAAGAGCACAGTGTCTATTTGATGCCTTATGGAGACCAGAAAGTCCACTCCGGCACATGGATCCTTGGCGTTCAATTCAGTGAAGAGCGCTGGGAGTTAATAAAAGCTGGAAAAGTGACCGGGTATTCCATTGGCGGCTTTGGTGTGAAAAAGAAGACAAATGTGGTTGACAAACCTACAGTAAATATTATAGAATTACAACAATGAGCGAAAGTTTTAACGAACTGACAGAGCTGGACGTCCTCGAGGTTTCTTCGGTAGACGCACCGGCCAACCTTCGTAAGTTTGCGCTTTTCAAGAAGCGTGACCATCAACCTGATTCCATGGAGGAAAGTGTGGAAGAAGAAAACAAGACCCCCGAGGTCGAGGCTGTCGATAAGGCAGTTGAAGAGGTTGAGCAAGTCGAAGAGCGCACCGAAGAGGTTGAGGCTCTAGCGAAAGCTCAGGAAGAGAAAGAAGCTGTTGAGAAAGAACTCGCTGCAGTGGCCAAAGAGCTTGCTGAAGCCCGTGCAATTCTCATGAAGCAACAAGACGAGAAAATTACCGCTGAGTATGTGGCTAAAGCTCGTGATGAATTCTCTGCTGTTTCTGATGATTCGGAGGATCTTGGTGATCTTCTGAAAAAACTCAATGCGGCTGATGAGGATCTGGCGAAGCGAGTGGAAGATCTCCTTGCTAAGTGCGAAGAGAATCTGTCTGCTAAGGATGCTGCTATTGAAGGCGGTGAGCTTCTGGCTGAAGTTGGTCAAGCTGGTGAGCCCGAGGAAGTTTCGGCTTACGACCAAATCAAAAAAGAAGCATCTAAGTTGCGAGAAATCGACCCGAGTTTGTCTGACGCGCAGGCCCGGGCTAAAGTCCTGGAAATGAAACCGGACCTATATGACCTCTACAAGAAAGAAGGGAAGTAGAAAATGGCGTTTGGACATCCAATGACCGCGGCCGGGTATGTTGCTGCTGCTGATCTCAGCGCGTCGCAATACCTGTTCGTGAAGATGGGCACCAATGCAGATGAAGTTATTCTGTGTGGTGATGGTGAAGATGCGGTTGGTGTGCTCTGTGAGCCTGCCAATGATACCGAAGCGGCTTGTGTGGCTGTCGGCGGGCAATCCAAAGTGGTTGCTGGTGCTGCAGTGACTGTTGGCGCTAAACTTGCTTGTGACGCGGCCGGTAAAGCTGTTGTTGCTACTACTGGTGACGTTGTCATGGGTACGGCCCTTGCTGCTGGTGCTCTCGACGAAGTGATCACTATCCAACTTGATAAGGAAGGAGTGCTAGCGTAATGCCTCAGCCTAGTCGTAACTCTGTCGGTGAGTTGAATCAACCGTTGACCGACATCTCTATTGCTGTTGTGCAAGACGCTCAAAACTTTGGCGCTCCTCGCATGATGCAAAATGTGCCCGTGGCCAAGCAATCTGCTAAGTACCAAGTGTACAGCCCCGGTTTCTTCCATCGCACCGAAGCTCGTAAAATTGCTCCCGGTGGTAAGTATCCTCGTTCGGGCTTCGAGCTTTCTTCGGATAGCTACAGCTGCGACGTGCGTGGTGTGGAAATGCCGATTCCTGATCAAACTCGCTTGAATCAAGCTGAGACCATTGATCTTGATCGTGATGCCGCCGTGTGGGGAACTCATCAAATGTTGCTCCGCCGTGAGAAGGATTTCCTGGATTCCTATTTCACGACTGGCGTTTGGACTGGCGGTACTGGTACTTCTCCTTCGACGAAGTGGGATGCTACTGGTTCGACTCCTCTGAATGATCTTCGGGCTGAAATGAGCTCGATGCATGCCAAAACGGGCCTTCGTCCTACGGTTATCGGTATGCCCCGCAATGTGTGGGACGTGCTCGTGGACAATGCTCAATTGGTTGGTCGCTTGGGTAATGATGAGCGTAAATTCGTTCAGCGTGCCTTTGTTGCCTCGTTGCTTGAAGTTGACGAAATTGTGGTTTTTGATGCGATCCAGAACACTGCCGCTGAAGGTGCTGCTGACGTGAATGCGTTTGTTGCTGGTACCGATGACGTGCTGTTGCTCCATCGTCCCTCGAATGCTTCTCAGTTCACGCCTGCTGCTCTTTATAACTTCACTTGGTCTGGCTTTGCTGGTGCTGGTGAGGCTGGCAATCGCGTGATGACTTATCGTGATGAGACCTGTGAGTCGGACATCGTGCGTACGCAATTCGCGTATGATCAAAAGCTGATTGCTGCTGATCTCGGTGCTTATCTGACTGACGTGTTGACCTGATAAAAGCTTAAACCTGGACTAGGCAGGTGATAAGGGGTCCCTAGGTTAAGGCCCCTCATTTAACTAGGAGACATTTATGTCATTTACTGACTTTCTAGAGAACGAGCTTTTGGATCACGTTTTTGGTGGTGCGGACTATACTCGCCCTGCTTCGTCTTTCATTGGCTTGTCGACGACGACTCCGAATGATGACGGTACTAATATCACTGAGCCTCCTGGTGGCAACGCCTATGCGCGAGTGACTTTGACGAACAACGCTACGACTTGGCCTGCCGCTACTGGTGGTCTGAAAGAAAATGGCGTCAACGTGACTTTCACGACTGCTACGGGTTCTTGGGGTACGGTTACTCATTTCTTCATTGCTGACGCTGTTACCGGTGGTAATATCCTGGCAATCGGAGCTTTGACGACTTCTAAGACTATTGACAATGGTGACACCGCTCAGTTTTCGATTGGTGACATCGACATTACTCTGGATTAATTCCAATGCCTGATTATGTGCTTCGACACAGTGCGTCATTGGCTAACATCTGGACCGATCATGGTCTGGTTGTCGTTGGCTATCTTGATGCGAATCCAGGCTCCACGTTTGGAGAAGTTGCCGTTGGTATAGGACTCAACTCGAATGACGTCCAGTATATCTTCGGCCTTCTTCAGACTGCGGGTGCTCTTTATCAAGGGCAAGACACAAAAGGCGGGCAGTTCTTCTGGACTACTTGGACCTTTAGTCAGACCGTTATTGGCGCCCTTAATGCTGTCCGAGATTGGGTTCTCGTGCATGACAACGTAACTGTTGCTCAAATTGCTGCCCAATTCTCTATTCATGAGGCTGTGGCCTTCAAAATTGCTAGTATTCTTCAAGCTGAACGTAACGTAACAATAGCCGCTGTGGTGTAGACCGTGGCTCAATTTGCTCGACCAACTGCTGACATTTCCACTGGAACATGGTCAGAGATTTCTGCGACTCCGGATGGGTCCTTATTTGACCAGATCAACGATCCTGGTTTTGCAGGGCCTAATTCGGAGCGTATTGAATCTGTTAATGATCCGAGCAACGAAGCATATTCCTGTGATTTAAATGCGGTCCAAACTCCGTATGCAGGGGACGCTACTTTTCGACTTGAGAGACGCCGTAATAATGCAGGGGACGCTGTTGGTGTCATCACAAATACCTATGAACTTCTTGAGTCGGGAGTTCAAAGATGGACGACCAGTGAAGCAGTAGGTCAAGGCGGATTTGCTACAGTCGCTTTTACTGTCCCCGCGGCCAACGTAGCAACTATCAACGATTTTTCAAGTCTTGAATTTCGAGTCACGGCTAACCTGACAACTCCTGGCACTGGCGCTAGGGATATGCGGATCACCGCCATTGAGTTTGAGTTCCTTGATGGTCCTAGACTTGAAGGCGATACAATTGTCAGCCTCTCTGGAGTAACTGCAAATCTGGGGCGTAGTCTGTCGGTTGCTGGAACCACTGCCGCTGTTAGTACCGTAGCCGGTGTTTTAATTGCCGATGTTCCTCTAGCAGGTTCACTTGCGGCATCGAGTACTTTGGCCGGTGCGATTGTACGCGATAGGGAACTGTCGGTTACGGTTAGTGCAGTTTCTGCTGCTTCGGCAATGTTGCAAAACGACTTTCAGTTGCTTACGTCGATTGCTGCAGTTTCTACGGTTGCTGGTGTCCTGATCGCTGATGCTAATATGGAAGGGCTCTCTGCAGCTATTTCTACAGCCACCGCAGATCTGACTCGCGTTAAGAATCTCGATAGCACAATCACCACTCTGAGCACCTTGTCTGGAGTTATGGTTGCCGACCTCCCCCTTGCTAGTACAATTACTGGACAATCTGGGGTAGCAGGTCTCCTTACACAAGACATCACGAAAAATGGCCGTATTGATGCAGTTTCGACACTAGCCGGTGTTCTGAATGTCGATCGTGATATGGCTGGGGTCTCAAACAGTGTCTCAACTGTTTCCGGTTCTGCTTTTCTGGATTTTCAGCTTAGTGGTGATATTGCAGCTCAGTCTACCGTGTCTGATGCCATGCTACAGAATTTTCGATCTTTCTCAGGGTCGACGGCAGCAACCTCAGCCCTTATTGGAACTGTTGACAAGTTCAGGGGTCTTGCAAGTTCAATAACTGCTACAAGTACTCTTGTTGGTACCATGCCTGTTTCGGCTGATCTCATCGGTTCAATTGGTGCCATTACGACAGTTGCTGGAGTTCTTGAGGCGGATCAGGCATTCGGCGGTACGGTTGTTGCAACTTCGTTCGTGACCGGTCTTTTGTCTGCCAGTGTGATGATGATAGGCTCTGTAGCCGGTGTTTCGACTTTATCTGGCACAGTCACTAAGTTTCGTCAAATTAGGGGCTTTTCAGTAAGCCTTACTACAGTTCTGGGTACGTTGATCAAGCAACAGCCATTTGATGGTTCCATTATTGCTCAGTCAACAGTGAACGGAGCAGTGGCAATTACTCGGGGTCTTCAGACAAATATTGCTGCAACTTCTACAATGGGCACTCGACTTCGTCTTCTTGGTAGAACTCTAAATCGACAAGCTTCAGGAACCGTAGCTACGGTGGGTGGAGTCGGAGGTAAAATTGAATGAACACTGTAACTCAAATTTGTGTAACTCCGACCCATGTCGACCTAAAAGTTGTTAAGGGAACCGATACGGAATTCCTGTTTACTTTGATAGACGACGATGGTCGAGTTTTCAATATTACGGATGATGTGGTAGACTTGGTTGTTAAGGATTCTGCCGGTACGGTAGTGTTTTCTAAGCAAAATGCTGTGGGTTTTCACTTGGATCCTCAAGACGGAACGACGGTGTTTAAGATCTTGAAAGCGGACCTGGCTACGGCTTCGGATACTGAGAGAACCTGTTGGACATATCGAATCACTCGAACCAGACCTGATACTGACGTGTTTGTGCATATTGTTGGTCTTTTTATTGTGATTCCGTGAGGTAGAAGATGGCGAGCAACGATACATTTGATTGGTCTTACTCGGGAGCCCCTAACTCCTCCGATCTTGATGCAGTTCGTTTTCTGTGTGGGGATACGGATTCTTCTGATCAGTTAGTCACAAACTCTGAAATCACCTTTTCTTTGGCTCAAGCTGGAGATGTTTATACGGCAGCCGCCATTGTCTGCGATTCAATTGCAAATCGGTTTGGTCGCGAGGTGGACACGTCTGTCGGAGATGTCTCTGAGTCGAAGTCCCAACGAGCAGCCTTTTACTCCCAAAGAGCTAAGGATTTACGAAATCAGGCCGGTGGCCGATGCGTATTCCCCTCTTTTGGTGGAACTTCGGTGTCTTCGAAAGAGTCTCTGTCAAGCAATACAAATCTGACTCAGCCCGCTTTTGGTCGCAATCAGTTTGATAACCGCCGAGGTGCTCAATTGAACGCTGAACCGAACGACAAGGACAAGTTTAATGAGCCTTTCTAAGGCATTACAGGATCTGGCCAAAGCTTTTGGTGGGACCATCCAAGATAACGCAGCGCGTCAACTGGAGAAGTCTCTACAGGAACTATCGAGGGATACCCTTGAAATTGGCATATTTGATCCAACGAATGCTACGAAGGGCGCCGCTCATGAGTTTGGTGTACCCTCCCGAGGATTGCCTCAAAGGTCTTTTATCCGGTCGACGCTGACCAAAAGTAACAAAGACTTTATTAGGAACCTAGGAAAAGAAACGAAAGCTTTACTTGAGAAAGGCCAGTCGGACGACAAAACAGTCGCTGAGATTGGTAAGGTTGCCGTCAAAGAGATCCAAAAAACTATGGACCTCGGTATCCTCCCCCCTATGGCTGAGGGCGGTAAAGCTGATCTTCAGGACACTGGGGCTCTCTATAATTCTATCTCTTGGCGGAAAAAATGAAGCTTACCAAAGCAGTCCTTTGTTTTTCGAACGAACTCACGGTAATACGTGAAAAGTCGGGATACATTGTCAAGGGACGGTATCAGGAGACTCCTCCCCAGGAAGTCAATATTAAAGCATCCATCCAACCGGTAAGTGGTAAAGACCGTATGATGTTGCCTGAAGGAATTCGTAGCAAAGAAATAATTAAGCTATATACGACATTTCTTTTGCAAACAGATAACGCGGAAGGTAGCACAAAATCGGATGTTGTGGTATATAATGGATGTAGGTATGATGTCATTACTGTCGAAGATTGGACGGTCGATGGTGGATACTACAAAGCCGTGGCAGCAAGGTCGGGACGTTGATTGAGTGGCGTGACATAGAAGACACTATCTATGATTGGTTTTCTGAACAAACTGACGTAGAAGCTATCTGGGCCAACCACAAGGCGGTACAACCTGAGTACCCATATGGACTGCTCCAAGTCATTTCTGGCCCCTCCCGCGAAGGCTCCTTCGACTCTGAGGTAGTAACTCAAACTACAACAACCTCAACGATTGAGCATGTAGGTGTGCGCCTTTTTACGGTCTCTTGCCAGATTCTCGACTGCCCAAATCCCCGAGATGTGATCAACACAAGCCGGGCTCGAATCGAAAAAGCTCAAAGTTCTCTTTCTCTCGAATCAGTCAACGATACTCTGCGAGCAGGGTGTTTGGCGGTCGTGGATATTGGGGACATTTCAAATATTGACTTCACGACTGAAGACCGATATGTTTCTCGATCCAATATGGATATTATTTTTCGAACAACTTCGGTTGTTTCAGAGACAGCATCAGTAATTGATCAGGTTAATGGGACCTGGACTGGTGTGAGGTCTTTTACTTTACAAGACGCTTAACGGAGGAAAGAACTTATGTCGTCTATTAGCCCGATCGTCAATGTTACGATCACTGCTCAAACGCAGACCATCAGTAGGGCCGGTTTCGGTACTCCGATGATTCTGTCGACTGAAGCTGGTACGAAGCAAGCCGCAACTGCTGTTTCTTATGCATCTACGGATGAGATGGTGACAACAGGCGGTGGCCCCTTCGCTGCTGGCGATCGTGTGGTTGCAATTGCTTCCAAAATCTTCGCTCAAACTCCTCGCCCTGCTGCGGTTGTGGTTGGTCAGCGATTGAATACTGGCATTGTAACTCTTCAAATGACTCCTACGGTCAAGAACAGCACTGCTTACAGCGTGACTATCGATGGCGAAGTTTTTACCTTCACTTCTGATGCGACTGCAACGGCAACTGAAATCGTGACTGGTTTGGTTGGGGTTATCAATGCAGGTACGAAACCTGTGTTTGCTTCGAATGTGTCAGATGTTCTTCAAATTGAAGGTGCTGACAGTGCTGGCGGTACTCCTACGGCTGGTGTGCTTTTCTCGGCTACGGATTACTCAGCTGCTCTCTGGTCGCTGGTGGCTGACATCACTCCCGATGCTGGTGGTATCCTGGGTGTTGCTCAAGACATTCTCGATGTGCGAACTGCAGTTGACGGGAACGATGATTGGTACTGCCTTCTGATTGATACCCACGGTAAAGCGGAAATTGAAGCAGCTGCTCAGTCGGCCTCGATTACTGGTAACGACAAGCTCTTCTTGGCTTCCAGCCCTGACAGTGCAATTCTTGATTCGGGTTCGACCACGGATGTTGCTGCTACTCTGCAGACTGCTGCTGTTGAAAAAGTTAACGTGATGTACCATCCTGAAGCTGCTGGTCAACATCCTGAAGCTGCGTGGGCTGGTATTCAGTTGCCAAAAGATCCTGGGTCCTCGACTTGGGAATATCAGACTCTGGCAAGTGTTGCTTCTTATGCTTTGACTTCGGCTCAGAAAACCAATGCGCTGGCTAAAAATGCTGCTACTTATACTCAAGTGGCTGGTGTCAATATCACTCAAGGTTCAACGGATGCTTCTGGTGAATACCTCGATGTGGTTCGGTTCATCGCATTTTTGACGGCTCGCATGCAAGAGAATGTGTTTGCTGGTATCGTGAATCTGGACAAAGTTCCTTATACCCGAGTTGGTCTGGGAATTGTTGAAGCCAAAGTCCGCGAAACCCTTCTTCTGGGAATTCGAGTGGGTGGTCTGGCAGCTGATCCGGCTCCCGTCGTTACGATTCCTGATATTGCAGACATTCCGTCAGCCGACAAAGCGAATCGCGTTCTGAACAACGTGACTTTTACGGGTACGCTGGCCGGTGCAATTCATAAAGTGACTATTACTGGAACGTTGTCGTTCTAAGGAGTTTAACAAATGGCTGTTCGTTCATATGATGCGAAATTGGTGACCGGCTCCTTTGCAGGTGTCGCGTTCTCTGGTCTTGCTGATGGAACTTTTTTGAGCATTGAATACAACGAAGACATCTACGCTCTGTTGGTCGGTGCTGATGGTGAGGCGACTCGCTCTCGTTCTAACAACAATTCAGGCCGGGTGACTCTGACTCTTTTGTCGACTAGCCCAACAAACTCTGCTCTTTCTGCTCTGTTTCAGCTCGATGCTAACACTGCAGGTGCTACTGGTACGGGTCCCCTGTTGATCAAAGATCAGTCGGGTTCGACGGTTATTGCTGCGGAAGTTGCTTGGATCACCAAAATTCCTACGGTTGAATTCGGTCGTGAAGGCACGAGTCGTGAGTGGGTTTTTGAGACTGATAATCTGTTGATGTTTGCTGGTGGGAACGGCGAAGATCTGCAAGCGGAGCCTGTGAATCTGCAGAACACCTAAATAGGAGAGTGTGGTGGAGAGAAGTAAAACTATAGGATCCAGTACTTACACGGTCAGGTTGCTGGCCCCGGATGTGGCTCATGATCTGTTTTTGGAAATCATGAAGTCTGTGGGGCCGGCACTGGCTGGTGGAGTAGTGGACGGTGATTTGGCAAATCAGGACGTGAGCAAAGTTCTAAAAGACATTCTTGATCGACTTGATCTTGAAACTGTCAAACGAGCTCGCCAACTGATTAAAGAAGTTACTGAGGTTTCTGTGAACGGGAAGATGCTGCCCCTAGGAACGATTTATGAGATTCATTTTCGCGGTAAGCTGATGGAACTCTCTCAATGGCTGCTTTTCGGGCTAGAAACACAATATTCCGATTTTTTAGATCATTTGGGACTCGCTACCGACCCAGACGACCAAAAGAAGGTGGCGGGCAATCAGTCCAAATCCCGGAAGGGATGAACTGGTTTATATGGCGTCCAATTTATGAAGGGCAAGCGACCTTATCAGAAATTCGGAACCATTACAGCCTTACAGACTTGGTGAATCTACATAGTGTGCTGGATATGAAAGCAGACTTACAGTGGATGCAAGCTCAGGAGGCAAAACGGAAGAGGTAGGCTGTGGCGACCATTGCAGAACTTAGCGCTAGTCTTAATTTTAAAGTTGATACAAGCGGAGTCAGAAGACTTACTACTGCTGTCGCTGCTGCTACTACGGCCGTTACTGCTTACGTCGGAGCTACTCTCAAAGCTGTCGATGCGAATGCCAAATTAGCTGGACGACTTGGGGTAAGTGCTCAAGAGCTTGAGTCTTTGGAGTTTGCTGCTGGTCAAGCTGGGGTAGCCTCTGGAGTTGTTGCTAAGTCCCTCCAAGAATTGTCCAAAAGATCTGCTGAAGCGGCACGTGGACAAGGGTCTGCTCAAGAAGCTTTTGCTCGACTTGGCATTGAACTTCGAAATCAAAACGGCCAACTGCGACAATCCCCTGTTCTTTTCCGAGAACTCGCTGGTAGACTCCAAGGTCTTGGTCGATCTGAGCAAATTGAACTTGCTGATAAAATCTTTGGTGGTGAAGGCGTTCAAGTTTTACAGCTTCTTGATCAGGGAGCCGCAGGGATTGCTGAACTTCAAAAAGAGTTTGTTGATCTCGGCGGGGCAGCTTCAGACGCAGATAATGCACTTGCAGCACGGTTTACGGACAATCTTGGGAGACTTAGTGTTGTTTCTCGGGGTGTTGGACTTATTTTTGCACGGATCTTAGGTCCAGCAATTGAAACGGCGACTAACTCTTTTCTTGAACTTTTCAAAGCAAACCGGGAACTGATTGAACTTCGTCTTGGAGAACGCTTTCAAGTTTGGTCGAATGCTCTTTCATCAGTAATTGCCCGGGCTCAACAGTTTTTCAATAGTCTTAGTGATGTTCAACAGACGATTCTCAAATTTACAGCGGTACTTATCGGATTAGGTATTGCTCTGGCAGTTCCGTTCTTAGGACCTATCATTGCGGCAGGACTCTTTGCTGCGGTACTTGACGATCTAATTACGTTTATCAACAACGACGGTGTTTCGGCACTCGATCTTCTATTAGCAAAATCTGAAACTCTCCAAACGGTCTTTGCAGCTGTAGCCTCAATAGGTCAAGCAGCAGTTCAAGCATTTACGGCTTTCGGGGTTGCTTTGGGAGGAGTTGGGGCCGGTATCGCAGCTCTGTCAGAAGGTAATTTTTCTGGGTTAGGTCAAATCTTTGATGATGTCACTGATCAAGTTTCTGGAATACTCACAGGAAATGTTGGTTTGACAGCAGGAGCTACAGGTCAGGGCATTGGTTCTTCCAATACGGTTAACAACGATGTCAAAATCGAAATCGTGACAGACAATCCCGCAGCTGCATGTCAGGCCGTTTCAAACAACCTACAAGCTTTGCAAAACAATCTGGCGAGGAGATAACAAATGCCCCGCACGCTTCTCTTGATAAAGAACAATA